CTGAGGCCCGCCGGAGACGCCGCCGCCCGTCTGAACGCCGCCGTGGTGGTGGCCGTGGCCGCTGATGCCGGCCGCGATGACGTCGGTGTCGCCCGTGATCGTCCCCGTCGCGTGGACGTTGCCCGAGAAGGTCGCGCTGCCCCCGCCGCTGGCGCCTGCCGTGCCGGAGATGTTGCCGGCCACGCCGAGGTTGCCGGCGATGTTCACCGGGCCGGTGTGGTTCCAGACGGAGGCCGAGCTCGTGATCGTCCCGGTCACCGTGAGCGACAGGTTCGCGTCGGCCTCGACCGACAGATTGCCCTTGACGTGCAGGTCGGCGGTCCCATTGACCGTCGCCTGGGCGTTGCCCTTGACCAGCGCGGTGAGGTTCTGGTTCACCGTGGCCGTGAGGTTGCCGTCGACCTGGGCCGTGATGTTGCCGACCGTGTGCCAGGTGACGTTGCCGGCGTTGTAGAAGGCGACGTTGCCGCTCGGGTCGACAGTGAGCGTCGTGTGCGGCGCCGCCCCGGCATTGGCGATCGCGACCGACAGCCAGGGCGCGGCGGCGGTGTTGCGCGCGATCTTCCAGCGGCCGTCGTAGTCCTTGCCCGTCAGGTCTTCGTGCGGCGCCGTGGCGGCGATGCGGATGAACGTGCCCGACGGATGCGACAGCTCCAGGTCGGCGTTGTCGCGCACCGTCGCGTAGAGGTCGCTCGGGTGGCGCCAGACGAACCGGTTCTTCTCGGCGAACAGCGCCTGCGAGACCTGCGGGTGCAGGAAGCCCAGCAGGAGCGGCAGGCCGCCGGCGTGCGCCATGACCCCGTAGATGACCAGCGTCGGGTCGAGCGCCGCGTCGAACGGCTTGGCCTTGGCCTGCTCGGCCGGCTGCATCAGGCCGGAGACGCCGTGGTCGGCCCCGGCCATGCTGCCGAGCACCTGCACGCCGGCCGTGCGCGCGCCCGTGCGCATCGAGACGACGTCGACCGCGTTGGCCTCCGGGTGGGCGGCGACGATGCGCACGATGTCCAGGCCGTCCATGTCAGTTCACCCCGCGCTCGTCGCGCCAGTCGAACGCCGGGCTGCTGTTGGCCGGCGCGGAGACGCGCTCCAGCCAGCCCGTGCCGCGGCTGAACTGGACTGTCGTCAGGAAGCCCACAGCCTGGCCGAACGCGTGGCTCACCGCGTCGACGTAGACGCGCATCTGCGTCTTGCCGCGCGGGATTACCAGGTACATGCCGGGCTTGATCGCCGGGTCGCCCTTCAGGCGCAGCGTCCCCGTCTCGAAGACCAGGTTGTCCTGGTTGAGGTCGATCAGCGTCTGCCGGCGCTGCGTGAGCCAGTCTTCCTCGGACAGCGTGCGCTGGCCGTTGCCGGCGGCGTCGGGCGCCATGATCGCCGCGCCGGCGTTCGTCAGCTGCGTCTGCACCTCCATGAAGCGCCAGCCGAACGACGTCGGGTCGTTATTCTCGCGCTGCGGGATGAGGTAGCTGGCGGCGTCGCCGGTCGCGCCCTGCAGGCGCCGCTCGTTGTCGTTGATGAGGTCACCGAAGGCGCGCGTCACCCAGAAGTAGTTCGCGACGCCCGCGTCGCTGCGCGTGAAGCTGCCGGCCACGTAGCTGTCGAGGCCAACCGTGTAGTCGGCCGCCGCGGCCGCGCCGCCGATCGGCGCGCCGCCGGCATCGCGCCAGGGCAGGGGGCGCGCGGTGAGCACGAGCGCCGTGTCCTGGTCATCGACGAACAGCTCGTTGAAGACGCCCACGTCCAGCAGGCTCGACAGCACCTCATAGACCGAGCGGCCGTCGAAGGCGCTGGAGCCCTGCACGGGGGGCACCTGGCCGCTGGTGATCGTGCAGGCGGCCGTCATCGAGCGCAGCGGCGCCAGCGAGTCGGGCACGTTGGCGAACAGCTTGGCCAAGTACGGGTTGATGATCTGCGCGAGCGCGCCGGCCAGGAAGTCCGTCGGGGCCTGGATGTTGCCCTGGCTGCCGCTGAACATCGTCAGGGCGTCGAACGTCGCGAGCGCCTGCGGCCCGAAGGGGATGCCGTACTGGTCGGTGAGCGCCTGCGAGGCCTCGGGCGTCAGGCCCGCGGCCATGAAGCGGATGCGCAGCAGGTTGAGCACGCGCCCGATGCCGTAGCCTGTGACCGTGATCCGCCGCTGCGGCTGGCCGCCGTCGATGTCCTCGTCCAGGCCGACACTGCCGACGAAGCCGCGCATGATGAGCGGGTAGGGCGTGCCCGTGGCCACGCCGGTGCCGCGGATCTCGATGATGTCCATGGGCTCGATGAGCGCGTCCAGCATGTCGCCCAGGCCCGCGAGCGGCCGCGGCGTGAGCTGGATCTGGAAGCTGCCGCCGTTCGGGTCGGCCAGCGCGCGCGACGTGCGGAAGCCCGAGTCGGCCAGGTAGGGCGTGATGTCGAGCTTCGTGATCGACGTGAAGCGCGACGAGGCGGTGTAGGCGCCGCCCAGCGCGCTGCGCGCGCGCGGCTTGTACAGCCAGATGCTGGCCTGCGGGTTGCGGACTTTCATCGCACGATGCCGCCGTCGGCGTCGATCTGGTAGAGGCCGGCGGCCTTGGGCGTGCCGGAGCCGGCCAGCGGGATCGTCTTCGACGGCGCGAGCTGGTTGCCCTTGCTGTCCTTCACCGTCACGGTGAGCTCGTGGTAGGACGGCAGCGCCGGTCCTGCGGCGGCGGGCGCCGCGCCGGCGCCGGGCGCCACCTTGGCGTCGGGCAGCGTGTCGGGCGCGAGCATGGGCACCTCGCGCGCGAACGCGTCGCCATAGGCGTCGGCGGCGGCCGAGCGCGTGTACGGGCCGCCGTTGTACATGCGCGCCGCGGCGCGCCGATCGCCGCCGGCGCGCTTGAGCATCTCCGCGTAGATCGCGGCGCCGGCGCGGATGTTGTCGACCGGGTTCATCGCCGTCTCGGGCGTCAGGCCGAGCGCATCCAGGTTCGAGCCGTTGATGCCCATGAGGCCGTAGTCCGTCGTCCCGTTTGCGTTGTCGTGCTTCGCGTTCGGGTTGAGCGTCGACTCGCGCGTGGCGAGCAGCTTCAGCTCGCGCCAGGAGAACGGCTTGCCGATCGAGGCCGCCCGGAACAGCGGGTCGAGCGCGCTGGGCGAGTTCGTGAGGTCGGCGTTGCTGCGGTCGACCTTCTCGTCGCGCGCGCGCTGCGCCGCGGCCTCCGGCGAGTCCGGGTGGTCGCGCACGAACTCGGCACGCTGCTCGACGCCGATCTGGGCATCGATCGCCGCCTTCTGCTTCGTCAGGCCCTCGACCACACCCGCGTCGGGCGGCAGGAACATCGGCTTGCCGCCGACGTCCACGCGCCGGCCGACCTTGGCGGACTCGATCTGCTTGGACAGGTCGGCGCTCTGCCGCTGCAGCTTCACCACCGGCGAGACGCCCATCAGCTCGTCGGCCTTGTCCTGGTCGATGACCTTGAAGAACTGCGCGGTGCGCACGACCGCCTCACGCACGCCCTCCATGATCGGGATGAGCTTGCTCGCGAGCGTGGTGACGGCGTTGTCGATCGCCGCCAGGCTGTCGCGCGTCTTCTCGCCCTCGGTCTTGATCGTCTCCTTGGCGGCGATCGGCGCGAGCACCTTGCGCAGCTTCTCGTCGTCGTCGCCGGCCGCGGCGATCGCGGAGCGCTGCTGGTCGGTGAGCGCGTCCGCGCCCGTGCGCGCGAGCATGTCGGCGCGGCGCTGCACGAGGTCGGCGTGCCCAGCACTGAGCACGCCCGCTGCCTGCGCCATCTGCCCGACGTTGATGCCGGTCGTGTCGACGCCCAGGCCCTTGAGCTGCTCCAGGACGCCGGCCGTGCCTCGGCCGCGCATGGCCGCCATCAGCGCGTAGGCGTCGCCGCGCGAGGGCGCGCCCATCGCCTGCAGGGCGGAGGCGAGCTGCTGCGTGTTGCCACCGTAGCGCGCCTGCAGGCCGCCATAGACGCTGTCGAAGACGGTCCCGTTGCCGGCGGCCGAGCTCATGCGGCCCAGGCGATCCATCTCGCGCGTGTCGCCGCGCGCGGCCGCAGCGCGGTAGGCCGGGCTGTTCTCGCCGAAGACGTCGCGCACGTTGGCCATCAGGCCGGCCTCGCGCACCGACTGCACGTCGTAGCCCGTGGCGGGCATCCCGCGGCGCATCATCGACGACAGCAGCAGCATGTCGCCCGACTCGCCGCCGGCGCCGCCGCGGAAGCCCGCGTCCATCGCCGCCATCCGGCCGATGCCCTCGGCGGTGCCCAGGCCCGGCAGGCGCAGCTGCGCCAGGCGCGCGGCGACGTCCAGGACGTTGTCCGTGTTCGCGCGCGTCAGCGAGCCGCCGGCGACCTGAGACGAGTAGGCGGTGAGGTTGCCCAGCACCTCCGACAGCCGGCCGAAGTCGCCGCGCTTGGAGATGGCGTCCGCGATCGACCGGCCGAGCTTGTCGGGCGAGTCCTGGCCGGTGCGGCGCAGCTCGGCGAACTGGCTCACCGTCGAGCCCACGTCCAGACCCATGAGGCGCGCGAAGCCGCCGGCGCGGCCCGTCTCGTCGAACAGGCGCCCGCGGTCGGACTGCCCGATGCCGCTGGCCGCCGCGTAGGCGCGCGACAAGCCCGTCGCCTCGCCGGTCGTCACGTCCAAGCCCCGGCCCAGCGCGCTCGCGCTCTCGCGCAGCCGGTCGAACTCGTCGGCCGTGCCGCCCACCGAGCGGATGAGGTCGCTGCGCGACTGGCCTTCCTCCTGCGCGGCGCCGACCTTGCCGGCGACGGCGCCGACCAGCTTCATCGCACCGAAGGCCGCCGCGCCGATGACGCCGCCCAGCGCCAAGCGCCCGAGCCCGGCGGCCGACGTGAAGCCGCCGGCGCCCGAGGCCTCGGCGATGCCCTGGCCGAAGATCCGGCCGCCCAGGCCGGGGGAGGGGAGCAGCTGCCCGGCGACGCCGCGGCCAGTCATCGCCAGCGCGCGCGCCGCGAAGCCGGCGGCAGAGCCCGGCGCGCCGCCGCCGGGCGAGCCCGGCCTGCCGTCGCCCAGGCCGATCGCGCCGAGCACCTGCGCGCGCATGCGCTTGGCCTCGGTCTCCGACAGCGCGGCCTTGCGCCAGCCGCCATCGAGGTACTCGTCGAGCGTGCCGGGCAGCCGGCGCGTGCCGCGCGCGCCGGACTGGCGCCAGGCGTCGTACTCCGTGCGCGCGTTCGCCACCTGCTCGCGCGTGCGCTTCACGCCGATGCTGGCCAGCTGGCCCTGCATCTTGACCGTCTTGGCCAGCTCGTCGTTGAGCTTCTTCTGCGCGGTGACCGCGGCCGGCAGCGACAGCTGCTTGTCGACCTGCTTGCCGGCCTCCCCGAGCTTGTCGATCGCCTTCTCGGCCCCCGTCGTGTCGAGGACGACCTCGCGCGGCTTGGCGGCGTCGTCGATCTTCGCGCCAAGGTCGACGACCTCCTTGTCGACCCCGGAGAGGTCGGCGCCGATCTTGATTTCGGGGTTGTTGCCGCTCATGCCGCCACGCTACTGTCCCGACGCGCCGCGCTGCAGCTCATCGTCTGGCACGTCCTCGAAGTCGTCGACCGGCGGCAGACCCAGCTGCTCGCGCATCTCGGCGACGCGATCCTCGAAGTTCTCGTCGGTGAATTCCTCGTCGACGACGCCGCGCGCGAGGAACTGCACCCGCCAGTAGTCGGTCTGCGCCTGCTCCGGCGTCAGCGCGAGGAAGCGCGGATCGGTCTCCGGCAGCCGGAAGTGGTTGCGGTACCAGAACTCGATCGACTCGAACGTCGCCGCCGCTTCCTCACGCGCTCGACGGCGGATTTGCTGGTCGAAAGGAGTCCTCCTTCGCCTTCACATCGGCGTACAGCTCGATGATGAAGGCTTCGTTCTCGGGGTGCTCGACCATCTCGACGGCGGCCAGGTCCTCCCAGCCCTTGGGCGCCTCGACGCACAGCACGCGGTGCATCGCGACGACGCCGGCCATGGCGGCCAGATCCTTGTCCAGGTCAGGGCCATCCTCGACGCCGGCGGCGCGCAGGAACTTCACGAACTCGGCGCGGATTGCCGCGCGATCGCCGTAGGTGCGGCGGCCGTAGACGAACCGGCCGATGGCCGGGTGCACGACCTCGAAATCGGTGGGGGAGGGGGCTCGCATGGTGGTGTCAGCTTCCGTTGCGGGCGCGCGCGGCGGCGCGCTTCTCGTAGTCGTCGCGGCAGTCCTGGTCGCAAAAGCGCTGGCCGGCCTTCAGCTCGATGAGGCAGTTCGCGCACACGCCGTCGGGCAGCCGCGGCGCGCGCGCGGCGCGATCGCGCTGGGCGGCGAGCGCCGCTTCGCGCTCGCGCTCCTCGACGGCAGTGGCCTGGTCGTCGACCGACGTCGGCGGCCGCTCGAACTCCTCCGGGACGCGGTCAGCCGCCATTCGTCGTCGTCCTCACGGCGTCGTACTCGGCCCGGCAGGCGCCGAGGCGGGCGGCGAGATCGTCAGCGTAGTCCGCCAGATCCCCCGCAGTCTGGTCAGCCCAGCCGAGCACCTCGACGAGGAGGCCGTCGGCGCGCTGGCGGACGCTGGCGGCAGGCACACCGACGGCGCCGACGCCGGGAAGTCCGCCGCGGGCGACAGCGGCGGGATCTTCGTCGGGGCGACCACCACGGGAATCTGCGGCGGCAAGGGCTTCGGCGGCGTCGAGCAGGCTGCGATGAGCAGCGGCAGCGTCAGCGCGAGCAGCGTCGCGCTCGCGGGTTGCGACTTGGGCGTCATGTTCGACCTTCTCCTGTTGGGCGATGAGGGTGCGGTGCTCCTGCTCGTGCAGGGCCTCCGCGGCGGATGCGGCCTGGGCCATGCGCAGGCGATCGGCGTCCCATTCGCGCTGCTTCTCGACGGCCTCGGCGTGGCCGCGCTTGTAGCCGGCGGCGTCGCCGGTGACGACGCCCTCGTGGTGGACGACTGCGATGCCGCCGCCGATGGCTCCCACGAGCGCGAGCGCGGCGAGGATGGTGAAGGCGCCGTTCATACGATGTCCTCCTTGAACGGCGCCCACGCGACGCGGCCGCCCTCGAACGTGAAATTCAGGCCCATCGCGCGCTCGATGACCTTGCGGTCCTGCGGCTCGGCGTCCTGCAAGTGCTCCGTGTAGAAATTGCCCCAGGTCGTGGCCGCGGCCGGCTTGCCGGCTTGCGTCCAGCGGTACTCGGGGGCGCCGTCCTCGCGGCGGAAGCCGTCCTGGATGCGGATCATTCGCTCGCCGCGATCGGCGATGGCTTCGGTGGGCGAGCCGGCCTTCATGCACTCGCACTTCGCTGTGCGGAAGCTCTGCTCGCCGTGCTCACAGGCGGCGCCAGAGCGCGGGCAGACCGGCACGGCGTGCGACGTGGACATGCGGCTTTCGAGCTGGCCGACATGCGGGTTCGGCACGTCGTCGACATACAGCTTGTGCGGCCAGCCGTACTTCCAGTCGGCCCAATCGGCACGCGCGCCGGCGCGCAGCGCCGCGGCCAGGTCGGCCGGGTGCATCGAGCCGCAGTAGCTGCACGAGCGCAGCTGGCCCGTCGTGAGGCCGGCCGCGAGGTCGGGCGCCTGCGCGTCGCGCCAGGTCGCCTCCATGGCGCTGAAGACGGTGGTCTTGTGCTTGTGGGCTTCCATCACAGCACCTCCGCGTAGCGCGCGCGGCGCACGATCAGGACGTTGCGCACGTAGCCGCGATTGATCGCGAAGGCGCTCTGCCCGTAGCCCGCGCGCGCGGCGCGCGCCTTGAGCGAGTGGAGCTCGACGTTGCCGAACCAGACCCGGGCGTCGCAGCCGCGCACCGCGGCGCATAGGCGCCTGTCGCTCTGCAGTCCGCCCATGCCGCCGTTGTAGGCCGCAAAGGTCATCGCCAGCCGGTCCTGTGGCGACGGCACCGTGCCCAACGACCGGTAGAGGCCGCGGTCGGTCAGCACCAGCGTGCGCAGCTGGCGCCGCGGGTCGAAGCGATCGGCGAACTGCCAGTCACGCAGGCTCGGGTCAAGACCGCGCGCGGCCGCGAAGTTGTCGAAGGCCTTGGTGATCGTGACCTGGCCGAGGCCGACGCCGTACTCGAAGGGCGTCTTCAGCTCGGCGTGCGAGCTCCAGCACATGCGCGATCGCAGGCTCGGGCAGGTCTCCTGCTCCACCTGGGCGCCCAGCGTCGCCGGGTCGGGCATCGCCTGCCAGAAGGCGAGCTGTTCGGCCTTGAGCACCGGCAGCAGCGCGCGCGCCGCGGCGGGCGGCTGCGGCGCGGGCTCGGCGGCGCGCGCCGTCGACAGGCACCCGAGCAGCAGCGCGACGTAGATCAGCGCGCCGACCAGCGCCTGGCCGAGCCACATGACGGCCGCCGGCAGGCTGCCAGCCATCCCCTTGCGCCAGGCCTCGTGCGATCGCGCCTCGCCGCCGAGCGCGCGCCGGATCATGTACGCCGGCCCCGCGACGACGAAGGCCCAGCTCATGAACTGCAGGCGCAGCAGCGTGTCCTTGCCGGCGTCCGGGTCGGTGACCAGGAACCAGCCGATGACGGCCAGCGCGAGGCCCGCCATGACGAACAGGCGGAACGCCCATACGCGGCCGACGCCGCCCCAATCGATCGCCTTCAGGAAATCCATGTTGCCGCTCCGAAGAGGTTGGAAAAAAGCCACCTCGCGCGGAGGTGGCGAAGGAGACGGGCCCCTTCCACGAGCCCGACCCGACGCACTCACATGCCGGTGCCCGTCACGTTCAGGGCCATGAACTGCGCATCGGCGACGAGGATCTGGTGCTTCTGGATGTCGATGCGCCCGCTCGCGTAGGAGCAGCTGCTGTACTTGCGCAGCACCGCACCGGACGCGGCGTCCTGGACGATGAAGTCGAAGACGATGCCCTTGAGCGCGTCGTCGCCATTCAGCGAGGCGATGCCGGCGGTGCGCAGCTGCTCCTTGAGCAGCACGATCTGCGACAGACTCACCGAATGGCGCGCCTGCGTCGGGACGTGCTCGATGATGTGGATGTCGCCGATGCCACTGGCACCGTCCAGGCCATAGTCGTCGCTCAGGCTCACGCTCTGCGCGAGGCCGACCTGGATGCCGGCGACCTGCACGACGACCGTGTTGCCGGTGCGAACCTTGCGGTTCACGGAGGTGATGGGGGCGGTTGCCATGTACTACTCCTTGGGGGGGGTTCCGAATCAGCCGCCGATCAGGCCGAGGCCGTGCCGCTGTACGGCACCGCGTGCACCAGGATGCCGATGAAGTTGGTCGGGATGACCGGCGAGACCTGCACTTGCACCACGATGTGGTCGCCCGTCAGGCTGGCCGTCAGCCCCTTCCAGGCCGGGCTCGTCGCGTCGCCGACGATGACGCCAGGGCCGATCGGGTTGGGCGTGGCCAGCTGGTCGAGCACCGTCTCGCAGCGCGAGATGATCTCGGCCAGCAGCAGGGCCGAGCCGTTCTTGCCGACCTCGGTCTCGCAGGTCTCGCGCAGCGCGCGCACCACGTAGTCCAGCGCCGTGCCCGTGCTGACCTCGACGCGGTTGAAGTTGTCGTTGGCCAGCCAGGTGGTGATCGAGCGCGTGCAGCGGTAGCCGCGGCTGGTCTTGTCGAACGGCACCACGCCGCCGGCGATCAGCGCATCCGTGTCCGTCGGGTTCTTCAGCTGGCGCTCGAAGCCCTGGCACTTCAGGGTCTTGTTCGTCAGCGCGGTGCCCGGCGGCAGGCCGGCCATCGCGCCGGCGCACTGCGCGGCCAGGATGTAGGGCGCGAACAGCGTCAGCGTGCCGCTGGCGTCGTAGTCCCAGACGCCCAGGTGCACGAGCGAGACGCGGTCGTCGTTCAGGCTCAGCGCCTCGGCCAGCGCCGCGGCGTCGGACGTACCCAGCGCGGTGCCGCACCAGGCGCGGCGCTCGGCGCGCGCGACCGTGCTCATGTAGTCGACGTGCGCGCTGGCCATCGCATGGATCGAGGCCGCGCCGCTGACGGGCACGACCCACTGGACGTCCTCGGTCTGCAGCAGGTCGAACGCGTTGCTCCAGTCCTGGTTCACGACGGTCGGCGACGTGCCACCCTGCGCCACGACGAAGCCCGAGGTCACGGCCACCGCACCGGCGCCGAAGACCTGCGTCGCGTTGAAGACGGTCGGCTCGGCCGAGCTGTTGATCCAGTTCGTCACCGCGACGTTGATCGCGGTGATGTCCAGGCCGGCGCCGATGTCCTGGTTCGTCGACGTGTCGAACAGGGCCGCCGTCGCGAGCGATTCCAGGCCCGGCGCCGCGGTGGCGCTGAAGCCCTGCACGACGTTGATGGCGTCGACCAGCTGCTGCACCGTCGGGTATTGCGCGAAGGGCAGCATCGCCACCACCGAGCCGGACAGGCGCAGCGTGATGTCGCCGGTGTTGACCTGCGCGCGCGGCGTCGAGCCATTGCCGGTGTAGAACACCGTCATCGGCGCGAGGTACAGGTTGTCGCCGACCTCGGAGACCCCGTTTTGCTTGACCGTGATCTTGCGGCCCTTGGCGGTGCCCGCCTCGACCTTGATCTGGGCGCCCACCGTGCGGATGCCGTAGTCGGAGGTCAGCAGCGTGATGGCCGGGCTCGACGCGCCATCGGTGAGCGTCGCGCTCGACTGCGTCGGCGAGCCCACGCGCAGGAAGCCGATCTTGGCCGGGCCGCCGGTCTCGGCGCTCGGGTCGAACGCCTTCTTGATCGCGGCCAGCGAGTCGCCGTCGATGCCCATCTTGACGGCGTCGTCGGCGCTGGACAGCCAGTGCACCACGCCCGGCACACCGTAGTTGCTGGTGCCCAGGATGGCGAGGTTGTCGGACAGGGCGACGGCGGTGTCGGCCATCGCCGACTCGTCGATCGCGGAGACGACGACCGGCGTGAGATATTGCCGGCCGTTCCAGTAGAAGCCTCGGCTCATGATGGGTTCCTTGGAGAGCTAGGGGAGGGAAGGGCCGCCGGGATCAGGCCGGCACGGCGTTGGCGAAGGCCTGGAACGCCCGGGCGAAGCCGGCGTGCGTGTCCTGGGTCTTGCCGGCGCGCGCGTGCATCACCGCGAACGCGTTGAGCAGCTCGACGCGCTTCTCGGAGAGCGAGTGGTGCTGCATGAACTCGTCGAGCGAGACGATGGGCGCGGTCTGCGGTGGCACCGCGGCGACGGCGGCCACGACGGGCGGCGGCACGATGGCGGGGGCCGGGGCGGCGACGACGACCGGCGGCGCGCTGGGCGCGGGCGCGGCCACGGGCGAGGTGGCGGGGGCGGCGGTGGGCGCCGGCGCGGCGCTCGTGTCTTTGTCTGCTGCGGCCATTTCAGCCTCCGATGGCGGTTGCGTTCACTTCGACATCGACGACGACCGGGCGGTCTTCGCCGACAAGGCTCATCGCCTGACAGGTGAAGGTGCCGACCACCGAGTACAGCGGTGCGGACATCGACTCCACGTCATCGCGATCCGATAGGGTCAATGCTGGTGTCACGATTCCCGCCGCGGCGAAGACGCGCAGGTTCGCGATCACGATGGCCTTGATGGCCTGGCGCAGCGCCTTGCGCTCGTCGTAGTTCATCGACAGCGCGGCGAAGCTGATCGACCAGTCCGACATCCAGCCCTCGAACTCCTCGCCCGTCTCGTCGAGCGCCATGCGATCGCCCAGCACGCGCGCGCCGGAGCCGTCCTTGTCGACGTGGAAGACCACGACCGGGAAGCCGACCTGGTCGAACTCGGGCGTGCCGACCAGGCAGGGGATCGAGCCGCGCTTGGGCTTGAGCACGCCGCGCGCGACGTACTGCGCCAGCCCGTCGGCGATGCGGTCCTTCAGGCACCCGAGCACGTCCACCGAGTAGTCGGCGAACGATGCGACGGGCGTCTGCGTGACGGCCGGCGTCGCGACCCACGAGCCGTCGACGAGGTAGAAGGCGCGATACCAGAGCGGCGTGCCGTTGACCAGGCCGGGCCCGTCGAGGAAGGCGAGCTCGGTGCCCTCGTAGAGGAGGCCGGCGTTCTCGTCGACCAGCTCGCCCGCGCTCGCGCCGCGCGTGACGCGGTAGAGCGTCGCGCCGTCCATCGGCTGCAGCACGATGGCGAGCGCGCCCCCGCAGGAGACCTGGTCAATGATGGCGATCATTGACGCCAGCGTGGCGTCACGACGCCTGCAGGGCCTGCTTGACGGCCTCGGTGAAGGCGTAGGTGATGGCCTGGGGAGCGATCGCGCCTATCTCGGCCGACACTTTCTGGACGATGAACAGCCCGGGCTGGGCAGGGCGGATCCAGCCTCCAGACCCTTCGAGGAGCGTGCGGAAGGTGAGATAAGCGCTGGACTTCTTCTTTCCCACGCTCGTCTGCATGCGCACCATGCCCGCGTAGCGGTCGGTCTTGTTGCCCGGGTGCGCCTTCGGCGCCAGGCCGGCCGGCAGCGAGCCGCCCCACGAGTAGGTGTTGCGCACCACCTGCTCGATGAACCCTTTGGCGTTCAGGCGCCCATGGACGTTGTTCTCCAGGCGCTGGCCGGTGATCCGGCTCTTTTTCATCTTGCGCGCGACCTCGTAGACCGCCGCCGGCATCGCGCTCGCGTGCGCGACGTTGCCGGGCGTGTTGTGGCGGAACGGGATGATGAGGTACTTCTTGCCCTTGTTCGGCCCGGTCTTGACGATGCGCGTCTTCAGGCTCGTGGTGAGGTAGGCGTGCTGGTCGAACGCCGGCCGGCCCTCCTCGATCTCGGCCGCGTTCTTGTAGTCGGAGAACACGCGCACGGCGAAGGGCCCCGTCTTCTCCATCTGGATCGAGTTGACGTAGGGCTCCTTCTCGCTCTGCGCGAGCGAGGAGTGCATCACCGCGGTCTTCCAGCGCGCCATCGCCTCGTCGCCGAGCTTCATCACGGCGTACTCGACGGCCGGCATCGCGCCGTCCAGGATCTTCGAGGCCTGGACGGCCACGCCCGACAGGTCGACGCTGATGGTGAACTTCACGGCGCGCGCGCCCCGTGCGCCAGGCCGTCGGAGTACCAGAGGAACGCGTGCGCGTCGACCTCGCCGCGGCAGCGCGCGCAGACGTACTTCTGGCCCAGGCCGGCCGCGGCCGGGAACTTCGGCACGAAGTCATGCCGCGCGCAGGCCCGCAGGCGCGCGTGGTTCTCCTTCACCTGCTCAGCGAGCTGGCGCATCACGTCGCCGCTCAGGCCGACGGTGACGCCCAGGCGGTCGAGCCCGTTCATGGCCGGTTCGCGCGCGACCACTTCAGGTGGTTGCGCACGTAGACGACCCACAGCACGCCGTTGAGCGGCAGCAGCCCCCAGGTGTGCGTCGCGAGGATCCACACGAGCCACAGCGCCTGATTCAGCAGGCCCAGCAGCCATGCGCGCGGGTGGTGGTTGCCCGCGAGCAGCGTCATCCAGATCGTGAGGCAGCTCAGGAACCACGGCAGGACGTGGCCGACGACATTGAGGAGGAGGGCGAACATGGCGGTCCTTCAGCCCTGGCGGCTGTAGAGGTCGAAGCGCTTCATGACGATGCGCCGCGGGAGCGCCTCGCCGTTCTCGTAGGGCCGGTCGAGCGGCTGACTCGTCCAGGCGAAGTACTCCACCAGCCGGCGCCCCGACAGGCTGTATGTGCCCTGCGGCTCGCCGTCCGCCCAGCTCAGGTTGCCGAGCTGGTCGACATCGGGCAGGCCCAGCGAGACGAGCTGGCCGTCGACCTTCTGCAGCACCTTCTCCACCGAGACGATCTGCGACATGGGCCGCGTCACGCCCGGCACCACGTTGAACGAGAAGGGCTCGGTCTGGTCGAGCATGCGCACACGGTCGAACGCGCCGATCGCGTAGGCAGGCGAGTCGGAGCCGATCGTGAAGACCGCATCGCCCTCCTCGTACATGCCGAACTGCGCCCAGCGCTTGGTCACGTTGGAGCCGGTCTTGGCGACGACGGCCTCGACCGGATCCTCCCAGAGGTGCCCGAAGCCTTGGCAGAAGGCGCAGGTCTTGTCCGCGGCGCCGCTGGCCGGGTTCACGCACGGGCACGCGAACGAGCGCATCCATTCGCAGCGCTGGCCTGCCTCGGCGATCATCTCGTTGAACTCGTCGACGTCGAAGAAGCTCACGCGACCCCCATCATCAGGCCGCCGATGGCGTTGCGCAGGTCGACCAGCTGGCCCTCGATGGCCTCGCGGTACTTGGCGACGTCGCGCGAGACCGAGCGCGACAGCCCATCGGTGCTTTGGCTCGTGCTCTGCGGGATGAACTGGTCCTCCAGCACGCGCAGCGCGGCCAGGCGCAGCAGCACGTCCTGCACGTCCGGCACGACGGGGTCGGTCGCCTGCAGGCCGGCGCGGTAGCGGATCCAGATCATGTGCGGCACGTTCACGCCCAGGACGAAGACCTGCAGCGCGTACATGCTCACCGGCGCGGAGTTCGCATACCCGGCCGGCAGCACCGACAGCTGCGCGTGCTTGTAGTCGAGGCGCAGCCACGGCGTGGGCACGTTGTACAGCAGCGTGTTCGTCGCCGGATTGATGATCTGCACCGACGACACCGAGATGACCGGCCGCTGGTTCAGTAGCAGGAAGCCCGAGTAGCTGTTGCTGATGAAGTCGGGCGGCATGTCGTAGGCCGGCTCGATGGCCCACGGCGTGGTGCCGATCGCCGCCAGGTCGTCCTGCGTGGGCGGCTTGACCGGGAAGACCTCCGTCGGCTCCAGGAAGACGCCCAGGCGCCGCGCGACCTCGGCCTCGGCCGCCTGCAGCTTGCGCGCGAGGTAGGAGGGAGAATTCGCCGACGGCGCCACCGCGGCGCACGCGCTCAGCGCCTTCGAGCCGCCGATCAGGCGCAGGCGCACGTCGGACAGCTCCTTGAGGGCGTCGGCCGGGTTCGAGAAGATGGACATGGGTCAGACCCCGAAGACCGTGTTGCAGGGCACGTCGCCCGCCAGCTCGAAGACGGCGCCGCTGGTCATCGTGACCGTGCACGTCACCCGGTAGACGCTGCCCTTGCGGCCGCCGCCCAGCAGCTGCGTCACCGCGCCGCCTTCGATCATGGCCTGGCCCACCAGCATCCCCGACAGATCCTGGCCCGGCGGCCCGGCCTGCACGACGACGACGCACGCCGCGGACGCGATCGTGTCGCCCGAGGCGATCAGCGCGCAGAAGTCGAACACCATGGGGATCGTCTCCCCCGGCGCCTTGATGCTCAGCAGTGCCACACCGCTCCTCCTCGCACTACCCGGTGCGCCGGCCGCCGCGACGCGCGACTGGAACCGATGCTGCTGTCACGTTCCAGCTGCGGGGCGACGCGCTCAGCTCGATGCGCCGCGCCGGCGCCGGCTCCGACAGCGGCGCGACGGCCGCCGCGATCGATGGCGCTGCGGCGAGCGTGGCCACCGCGTTCAGCTGCATGTCGAGCTTGACCTGGCTCAGCATCGGGCCCGCCGTGAACGCCGGGCGCGCCGCCAGCAGGGCGCGGGCCGAGACGATGAACAGCGGATGCGCGGCCAGCGACGCCGAGGCAGCGAGGCTCGCGTTCAGCCGCATCGTCGTATCGAGCGGGGCCATGAGCGTGGAGGCCGCCACCACGCGCGCGCGCAGAAGCGCCACCATGCGGCCGCCAAAAGCTGAACCGGCGCTGCCACCGGTGGACGCCAGGCGCGCCGCGAGCGGCTTCGAGACCACCGGCCCGGCGGCGAGCGTCGCCGTCGCGCGCAGCGCCGCCAGCTCGGGGCGCAGGACGCGCATCGACGGCGTGATGGTCGCGCTGGCCGCCAGTGCCGCCGCCAGCGGCACGCCGGTCTTCATCCGCGGGATCAACGTGCCGGCGGACAGCAGGGACGCCACGAGCGGCACGCCGGCGATGAGCGTCGGCGGCGGCATGGATGCCGCGCCGCGCAGCGCGGCCGCCAGCCGCACGTCGGTGCGGATCGTGGCGCTCATTACCGAGCTCGCGCCCAGCGCTGCCGCGGCGTGGCTGACGTTCGACAGGCGGCCAGTCCACGACGGGGCGACGGCCAGCGTGACGGCGAGCGGCCGCACGACTAGGGGGTTCGCAGTCATCGCCGGCAGGGTGGGGAGGTTCGCCACCAGCCGGGTGCTCAGGCTCGCCGCCGCCGCGAGCAGCGACGTCGCCGTCAGGCGCCCGGCCAGGGGCTTGGCCACCGTCGCCGCCGGCGTCACGCTGGCGACGCTCGCGAGCGCGGCCGCAGCCGAGACCATGGTGCTGATCCGGCCGCCCATGACCGATGCGGCCGACAGGACCGCGTTCAGCCGCGCGCCGGCCGCCCCGACGAACAGGGGCTGCGTCTGCAGGAGTGCCGTCAGCGGGCGCGCGACCGTCATCGTGGCCGCGAGCATGGATGCCGCCTGCGGCGCAGCCGCCACCGACCAGCCGACGGCCAGCGGCGCGGAGAGCGAGGCCGCGCTCGTGAGCAGCGCCTGCTGCCGCACGCTCAGGCCGGCGGCGCCGAATGCCGAACGACCAGCGAGCGCGGCCGACGCCAGCCCTCGCGATGCCGCGAGGGAATGCGCTTCGGCCTGCAGCAGGGCCGCGACCGGACGCAGCACCGTCACCGCGGCGGCGAGCGAGCTGGCGGCGCTCATGACCGCGGCGCCGCGCAGGCGGGCGGCCGCGCTCAGCGAGGCTTGCGCGGCGAGGGGGCTGGCCAGCGGCCTTGCGACCTTCGCCATGGCCGACAGCGCCGCGCTCGCGCGCATCGACGTCGAGGGCGACAGCACGATCGAGGTCGACACCGAGGCGGTCGACGTCAGGGTCGACTTGACGGCCGCCGGTCGCCCATAGATGTACGTGACGATCGCGTTGGCAGCCTGGGCCGTACCCGTGGTCGGCGTGATCGACCACGCCGGGTTCAGGTTGACCTTGTTGCCGATGATTTCGTAGGCCGCCAGCGCGATCTCGGGGCTGGTCTGGCCTCCGAGCGCCGTGAAGCCGGAGGGCGCCGTGTAGCTGCCCGTGGAGTCGGGCGAGAAGAAGCCGGTGATCACCAGCTCGCCCGAGACCGAGACCGTGCCAGTCGAGCCCGTCGAAGAGTTCGTGCCGGCGCTACCACTGCCCGCGACCTTGTCGACGATCGCCTGGAACATGCCCGAGAAGATCGAGCTGACGACCAGGTAGTCGCACGCCGACGCGAAGTTCAGCGTCACCGACGTCGTGCCCGCTGGCGCCTCGACCATGTGGAGGATTGACGTGCGCGCGCCGGAGACGCCGTTGCTCGTCTGCGTGATGTCCAGCGTCCAACCCGCGGGCGTCGACGCCAGAGGCTGCAGCGAGAAGACGACCAGGCTCAGGAAGTAGCCGGACGCCGCCGGCGTCATGCTGACGGTCACCGAACTGCCGTTGCCTTGAACGGATGCGCTCGACTGGAACGCGATGGTCGTCGGCATGCCGCCCCTTCCCTAGCTCCCTACGAAAGAGGGCGCCACGGCGGCGCCCTCCACCTATCGACGAGCCGAATGGCTCAGTTGTCGATCTGGAACTGCAGCGTGCCGGCGGCGAAGCTCACCGTGTTGCCGGTGTTGACCACCTGGCTGGCTTGGAGGGCCCCTTGGATCAGCATGTTGCCGCCCGAGGCCGCGTCGAACAGCGCCACCGAGACGACCGTGCCCCAGTTGGCCGACGGCGTCGGGAACGTGAGCACGTTGTTGTTCGAGATCGTGCCGCTCGTGCCGCTGGACGCGGTCGTCGAGCCGGCCGCCTGCGTGCCGCACCAGTCGGTGATCGAGCACGGCACCTGCACGCGCGCGTAGGAGCCGCCGGACACCTCGGTGCCGCCGCCCGCATCGGTCGGCGCCACGGTGAACAGCGCCACGTAGACGCTGGTCGGGGGCGTGAAGGCCTGACCTCGCATCAGGAAGTCGACCAGCTTGTTTTCCAGGTAATCGGTCATCGCGCTCATGCGGGCACCTCTTCAGTTTGAACAGCGCGAGTCGTCGCGCGACAGGGTAGGTTCCAGTCTTCCGTCACGACGCTCGCGTCAGGCGTCGTAGAAGAACTCGACGTAGCCGTTGGCGCCGGCCGCGCCAGCCGCGCCGCCGTAGCCGCCGCCGCCGCCGGCGCCGTAGCTCGTGGCTGCCGGCGACGTCGGCGCGGTGCTCGACGTCGCGATGCCACCCGCGCCACCGGCGCCCGCGCCGAAGGCCGACTGGCCACCCGCGCCGCCGCCGCCGTTCGTCGAGTTGCCGGCGCCCCCGTTCTGCGTGCCCAGCGTGTTGCCGCCCGCGTAGGAGTTCGGGCCGCCGGCGAAGTTGACCGCGCCGCCAGCGCCGCCGTAGTTGCCGCCGCCGCCGCCGCCGCGGATCGTCTGCGCCTGCGTGCCCACCAGGCCACCCTGCGCACCGTTGCCGGCGCCACCGGAGGGGCCGCCGTTCATGCCCGAGTTCGTGCCGCCGCCGTTACCGCCGTTCGTCGATGCGCCGGCGCCACCGCCGACGCCGTAGCCGTACTGGCGCGTGCCGATCGTGGTGCTGGAGATGGTCGTCACCGTGCCGCTCGTGCCGGCGCTGCCGGCCGCGCCGCCGGCTCCCCCCGGGCCGACCACGATGGTTACGGTCTCGCCCGGCGTCACGGTGAGCAGGTCGCCGAAGCGCTGGAAGCCGGAGCCACCACCACCACCACCGCCGCCGGCCGAGGCGAAGCCGCCGCCGCCGCCGCCGCCGCCGCCCGTGGCGTTGACCCGCATCTGGTAGACGTTGGCGGGCACGACCCAGGTGTACGTGCCGCCGGTGGCTTGCTGCACGCCATCGAGCGTGAAAGCCGCCAGCGTGCAGATGCCGAGGTGGGTGCGCCGCGGCGCGAAGGACATGGGCATGGGGCTGGCTCCTTACCAGACGCGGGCGGCGAAGGCCTGGCCCGTCGTCGCGCCGATGATCGACAGCGCGCCCTGCGGCACGCCGTGGGCGGGGTACTCGAAGAGGACGCCAGGCGGGATCTGGAACGACTGCGGCGTGGCGCTGTTGATCGCGGCATTGCCCTGGTCGTTGAGCCAGAGGTCGCCCGTCGAGAGGTTCTGCAGCGAGAAGCCGCGGCGCGGCGCCGTGGCCGTCGCGGCGGCAACGATCGTCTGGAAGGTGCCGCCCGTCGTGATCTTGCCGCTCACGTCCACGAGCGCCGGCGGGTCGAACTGGATGGTCGCGACCTGCGCGAGCGAGACCAGCGCGGTGGCCGACGTCGTCGTGGACGTGACCTTGGCCGTGCCGGTGCCCGCCACCGAGACGCGCACGCGCACCGCGCTGCGCGCGCCGACCTCCAGGCGGTAGCGGCCGTCCGTCGTGGTGCTCGACACCAGCGTCTTGCCGGAGAGCACCGTCATGCCGCCCCAGCTGGGCGTCGCGGCACCGACGTTCTCGCTGGTCTCGAAGACGATCGTCGCGCCCGAGCCGGTGAGACCCGAGATGTCCAGGCCGATCGCCGCCTCGTCGGCCGAGATCGTCCAGGTGAGCGCTGAGTTGAGCGTCAGGGCGAGCGAGGCGTCGTTGACGATCGCGGCCGCGTGCGAGACCGTCTTGCCGTCGATCGACGCGAGCGAGGCCTGCATGGCCTGTTCGGCCGTGATCTGCGTCGCCTGGTTCGCCGACGTGGCGCTGCCTGCGCCGCCCCCGCCGCCTCCGCCGGAGCCGATCAGGTACGGCGTGGGCGTGCCGCTCGACGAGTCGAACCCATAGGGGCCCGTGCCGTCCGCCTCCTTGTACCAGTGGCCGCTATCGCGCTGGAAGCTATAGCCCGGGAAGTTCGTGGGTGCCATGAAGAAGCCTCGGTTGAGGCTTCCAGCGTGGCGTCACGACGCTCAGTACGGCGCGAATGCGATGCCGCTGACCGTGGGGCTGCCGCCCATGTTGGCCGGGAATAGCACGCGCAGTCGCACCGGGCCGAGGAATTCGACGCTGCCCGAGTAGATGGCGGGCGCGGGAACGCACACCGTGCCCGACTGCGACCCCGAGCCGTTGTTCACCAGCTGCGTCGTGCCCAGCGTGAGCCAGTTGCCCGCGCCGTCGTCATATTGCAGCGTCGCGAACGTGGTGTAGCCCACCGCGTCCGAGCCATAGATCGTGAACGCGTAGCGCCGCATGCGCGGGCTGCAGAAGAGGAAATCGAGGTTGCGCGCGTAGGTGCGCGCGAACCAGTAATAGTTCGGAGCCGAACCGATGGTCGCCCCGTTGCCGCCGGCCGCCGCCGCGAGCTCGGTCCCGTTGAGGTAGTGCGAGACGCCGAGGAAGCCGCTGCCGCTGTCGATCGTGGCGTAGTTGCGCGGCGTGTTCATCATCGCGAGGAACGCGCGCAGCTTCGGGCTGTAGTTCGGGTCGCCCGGCGTGATGCTGTCGGTGTAGGTCTGGCAGATCGACCAGCCGCCCTGCGCGGCGTTCTGCCAGGCGTGCGGCGTGCCGGAGTAGAAGAAGAAGTCGTCGCCGCCGTACTGGCACCAGTTCGTGAAGATGGCGGTGACCACCGCGCCCATGCGCTCGTCGCTGTGGGCGGCGATGACGAGCGACGGGACCGCCTGCGTGTCCGGCCCACCCTCGTAGTAGACGGGCTTGACGCCGAAGCGCCGGCACATGCCGATGAAGCCGCGGATCTGGTTGTCGTTGCCCTGCAGGCCCGAGTTCGTCGAGTTGACGTAGAAGCCGCCGGCCTGCCCCTGCGTGAACAGCTGGTCGACCGTCGTCGCGGCCGCGCCCGCGGAGACGTAGCCCGCGATCGTCATGGCCTCGACCCACGCCATGCTGCCGCCCGAGATGTACTTCGCGTAGGAGAACTCGATGGGGACGGTGCCGTTCTGGTTGTTGGGCGTGCCGAACGTCGCCGCCGACAGGCCGATGACGAACTTGTCCTGCGGCCGCACCGCCGTGACCGTCTGCCAGAGGTTGTAGGCGGCGCGGATGTAGTACTTCTGCTTGATGCGCTCGACGGTCAGGAAGTAGCCGTCGGTGAGCATCTGGCTCGCGAGGTTGAAGTAGATCACCAGGCCCGAGCCGGCCGTCGCGTTGGCCGCGAGCGTGCCCTGGTAGTGGTAGGTGAACTTGCACGCGCCCGACGTCGAGCCGTCGTCCAGCAGCGTGATCGTCACCGGCAGCGTCGTCGACGGGCTGCCCGTGGCCGCGAGGATGGGCGAGCTGAAGTTGGCCGAGGCCGACTGGCTGCAGCAGACGATGCACTGCGCGCCGTTCACGATGAACGGGTAGGCCGCATTCGAGACCTTCATCGTCACCGTGGCCGTGCCCGCGCCATCGGCGACGACGCTCGCAATCTGGAAGGCCGAATAGCCGCCCACGGCCGCGAGCTCGTAGTTCGCGATGCCCTTCGCATCCGCGTTGGCCAGCTGCTCCAACAGGTGGTAGTTCGTCGAGAACGACGAGTTCCAGATTTCGTTGCCGACCTCCCACCGGATCGCGACGCTCGACGGCCAGCCGATCGTGTTGAACAGCGTCGCGACGCCCGTGCCGTAGTCGGGCGTGCACAGCGCGCCGAAGTTCAGCCAGACCTTGCGCAGCTTCGAGCCCGGGTAGGCCTTCACCGCCTGCACGAAGGCCGTAACCGACTCCCACGACGGGTACATGCCGGCTTGGCACTTCCCGTAGTTGAACGGGCGCGAGCTCCAGCCCTGGTCGGGCTTGAGCACGTTCTGCACGCCGTTCGTGCACAGGAAGTCCATCATGCGCAGGCCGTAGAACCGCGCGTAGTGGGCCACGCAGGACGACCGGTACAGCGGGCCGCCCAGGCTCGACTGCGAGCCGTCGAAGGGGCAGTCGACGTCCCAGATCCGGCCGTTCCACTGGAAGCACGCCACGCCGCCCAGCGACGTGATCGTGAACGAGTAGCGCGTCGTCACGCCATCGGCGTCGAGAAGCGGCCCGCTCAGGGTGACGTTCGAGCCGTTCGCCGCGACCATCGTCACGGCCTGACCGGCGGACTTGTAGGAGATCCAGTACTGCTGCCCGTGGGTGAGCTGCCCGTCGACGACGTTGATCGTGCCCGCCGAGATGACGAGTTCAGCCGGCACGAGCGGCCAGCCGTCGGTGTCGAGCGACGTGCCCAGCAGCCAGCTCGGGTACGGGCCCGCGCTCGCGAGGTTGACGAGCAGCGTGACCATCGCCTGCGTCGTCGAGATGAAGCTCGTGATCTGGGCGACCGTCTGGCCGGCGATCGTGATGTACTTGCCCACGTCGTCCGACGTGCCATAGAAGCCGTTGATCGAGCCGGCCTTGTTGCCGGGCAGCGTCGACGTCGCGACCACGTTGGCGCCGGCCGTGGCCTGCGAGAAGCTCAGCACGCCGTTGGCGACCTGCGTCGCCATGAACGTCCCCTGCACGCCGAAGCCGCGCGCGGACAGCACGGCGTTGTTGTACTGGACGGCGCTCATGTTCACGCCGCACAGGCCCGGCGCGTAGGTGAGGCCGTTGCCGTACATGAGGGGCGGCACGATCATCACCGTCTTGGACGTGCCATGGCGCGTGCCGAGCGTGTTGGTCGCGTCCTGCGTGAGCTGCAGTACCTTGCCCGCGTCGCCGACGACCGTCTGGTAGGTCTGGCCCTGCGAGATGCCATTGAGCAGCACCGACACTGAGCCGAGCGTCGGCGCGGGCGTGCCGACGGCCGAGCCATTGCCGTAGGCCGTCGCGCCCGTGCCCGGCGCGATCAGGTCGCCTTCGAAGACCTCCGAGGGCATGTACGGGCCGAACGTGAACGCCGGGAAGCCCGCCGGGTAGGCGACGAGCTTGGAGGCGCGCGCGCGCGAATGGAGGGCAGCTCGCATCGTCCGTCCCCCTTCAGTTCGCCAGGACGCGCCAGGTGTTCGTGGCGATCTTGTAGAGCTGCGCGGTCTCCAGCTGCGCGCTGATCGACAGCGTGCGCGACGTCGGCTTGACGATCGTCACCGTCTCCGCATCCGCGCTCGGCGCGATCGACGTCGTGCCCGTGCCGGCCTGCGTCACCGTCACCAGCGTGTACAGCGGGAACGGCACCTCGGAGTTGGGCGGGATGAACACCGTGTTGGCTGCGGCGTTGTTCATGTCGACGTTCGAGCCCGCATCCGACAGCACCAGCTGGTAACTGGTGCCGGTCTGCGCGTTCAGCGGCTGGACGTTGAGCTCGCCGTTGATGGTGCTGATCGACCCGGAGTTCGTCGAGATCGACGCCTGCAGCGCGGCAAGCGCCGTCTTTAGGGGCGTGTTGACCGACGTCAGGTCGACCGTCGCCTTGTCCGTGAGCCCGGCGTAGGTCGTCGAGCCGCCGCCGCCCGCGAGCGCGGTGTAGCTCAGGCCGTCGTCGCTCACGCGGTACAGCGTGGCGCGCGCGCCGATCTGGTAGAAGATCGTGTGGTTGCCCGAGGCCACGTCCTGCGGCGTCGGCGCGGCCTGCAGCTGCGCCAGCGTGCGCCCGGTGGGCTGCTGCGGCACGAACCACAGGCGATCGTTGCTCAGGCGGTAGGTCTTGACCGGATCGGTGAAGTCGAAGAACAGCGCGTCGGGCCCCAGCGACAGATCCTGCGTCGACGGGTGGAGCTGAAGTTGATAGGGGGTGCGCGGATACGACGTCATGCAGGGGCTCCAGGGGAGGGTGCTTCTGCCCAGGATGGCGTCACGACGCAGGCGTGAAAAAGCCGCCCGAAGGCGGCTTGGCGCGGGCGTGCGGCGCGTCAGGCGCCGGGCTCGGTCTTCGTCTGGTCGGGCTTGCCGGAGTCGGCCGGCACTTCCTTGACCTTGGCGGCCTTGGCCTTGCGGAACTCCGCGGCGCGCGCGGCCTTGAGCTTCTCGTGCGCGGCCTCGGCGGACTTCTCGTCGGCGCCCAGGCGCGTGATCGGGAAGACGTCGATGCCCTCGTACAGCGCCAGGTCGGCGTCGCTCAGCTCGCCCACGTAGTGCAGGCCCGTGGGCTCCTTCGAGTCCGGGTTGTCGAATGCCGGCACGAACTCGTGATGGTTGATCTTGCGCGCGGCGAAGGGCGCGACCTTGCAGTCGATGCGGAAAATCTCGTTGGCCATGATGGCGCTCCTTGGTGGTTGCTGGGGATGCGAAAGAGGCGCCCCGAAGGGCGCCCCAGGCGATCGACGAGAGCGAGGCGCCCGCGCCGGTCACCTCATCAGCCGAACGGCTTCCAGAGCTGCGACGCCGTCACGATGTTCTTGATGAGCACATGCTGGCGGCGCTTCTGCAGGCGCAGGTAGCCGAACAGCAGCTGGGCCCACGGCAGCGTGGCGGCCTGCGTCGGGTACAGCTCGAAGCGCGACATCGGGTACAGCTGGCGCCAGCTGATGGCGTCGGCGCCCGGGCCCATCGACAGCAGGCGCGCCTTGGTCGTGCCCGGGAAGTCGAAGTTCATGTCGGTGTACGTCGTCGTGCTGCCGCTCATGTTGCGCGGCATGCGCTTCATCAGGCGCACGTCGTTCGTCTGGTTCGTGCCGTTCTTGCGCGAGCGGTAGATCGCGTAGCCGGTCTCCAGGCCCGAGGACGACTGCGTGATCGTGATCGTCACGCTGCCGCCCGCGGCCACCGTCACCGCCGCGGACATCACGCCCGTGGACTGGCCGGCGTTGGTGACGCCCGTGACGAAGTAGTAGAACTGGCCGGCGTGCGCGGTCTGCCAGTTCGAACCCGACACGCTGCTGTTGGCCGACACCGTGACCGAGGCGGGCTGCTGCGACGCCAGCGAGGCGGCCAGGGCGCCGTTCTGCGGGTTGACCAGCTGGAACGGGACCAGCATGGGCTCGTCACGGATGAACACGTCCGGCACCGACCGCACCGGGCCCCACGACGTGCGGATCGCCTCGACCGGCGAGCCCTTGCTGATCTTGCCCGAGCCCGAAAGCTGGTTCAGCAGCACGCGCGCGTCCGCGTCCATGTTGTTGTCGAAGTCGGCCTGCACGCCGTTCGAGACGAACAGGTCGGTCGGCGTACCGTAGTTGCCCATGCCGACGATGACCTGGACGGCCTGGTTGACCTGCGCGAGCTGCGACAGGGAAGCACCGCCGGCGTCGATGATGTGGTCGGAGCTGTTCAGGCCCGCGATCTGCACGTCGATGCCGTCGAACTCCGTCGGCACGACCGACGAGTCGCCCTCGAAGCAGAGGAACTCCGCGTCGGTGAGCAGCTGCAGGGCGCCGTTGCGCGCTTCCACGGCCTTGGCCTGGACGATGTTGTTGCCCAGCGTCGACACGAGGGAGACCTCGCGGCGCGTCATGAGGAACTTCACCTGCGCGGTGCGGCGAGCGTAGTTGCCCTGCGCGGCGTTGATGATCCCGAGCTCCGAGTTCGTCGAGCCGCCCAGGAAGCCGCCGATCAGGTCCTGCTCCGTCCATTCGTCGACGGTCGCGCCGGCGGTGGACTTGGGCATCGCGTTGAACAGCTTGAAGTGCTTGTTCTCCTGGATAGTCGCCTTCATCGTGTGATCGAGCGACTGGATGCGGAACGCGGTCGCGCCCGTGAAGGTGGCCGAGTCGGTGCCGTAGCCCGCGGTCAGCGCCTTCTGCAGGGCTTCGGCTTCGGCGCCCGAGAAGGCACCGGAGCCCCCGCTCAGGGAGGAAAGATGTTGCAGCAGATCCATGGTGGTCTCCTGAAGTTGGTGTCTGGGGTGAATCGGGGGCTCAGAGGCCCATCGACTTCACGAGGGCCTGCTGCTGCTGCGGCGAGCCGCTCGTCAGCACTTCCTCGACCATCGCGACCTGGACGGCGTCGAGCTTCCCGTCCGTCTGGAAGGACAGCGCCTTGGCCATCACGGCCTCGCGGTTGACGGTGCCGGCGTTCGCGTTGCCGGACGCCAGCGCGAGCGTCGACGCGTCGGCGCCGGTCGCGGCCGGCATCGACAGCACGGCACGGCGGCCGCGGCCCGAGGCGCCCATCGCAGCGACGGTCTCGCCGATGGACTTGACCATCATGGCCATCGAGGTCAGCGCCTTGGCGAGCTGCGCCTCGGTGTTGTCCAGGCGCTTCTGCAGGGCGTCGACGACCTCGGACGCGTCCTGCGCCGTGATCTTCGTGCCGTCGTCGAGGACGAACTCGAAGCTCTTGACCAGGGGCTGATCGGCGGAGGTCGAACCCGCCGAAGAAGCACCCGCACCACCGGCGGCCTCGCCGCCAGCACCTTGCCCGTCTTGGGCCCCCTGGAGCGACTTCGCGAGCGTCTGCTCCTGCGCCGCCAGGGTTTCGACCAGCTTCTCGAAGCTCATGCCGATTTCCTCTTCATGGATGACCGCAGGTCTTGGAGAAAGCGCGTGACGAGACCTGCGGCCTTCCGCTCGTCGACGCCCATGTGATGGATCGCGTAGTCACGCAACCCGGAATGACTCGGCTCCGCGGCGCCGGAGGCGATGGCCTTGGCCAGGCCGTCCCGGAAGCGGAGGTAGGAGGCCTTGACGACGCCGTCGAGGCTCTGCGTGGACAGCGCGCGGCCGCCCGTGAACGTCGCGGCGTCGGTGCCGTAGCCGGCCGTCAGCGGGCCCGGGCCGATCGGGCCCGCGGGCGCGCCGCCGTCGGACTTCGCGAGCACGAGGGCGCCGCCCATCGACTTCGCGAACACCCCGAGGGGTACCGCCGAGGCCTCGCCGACCGTCTTGTTGACGGGGCACCGATCGAGTGCGATGTTGTTCCAGCGCACCTTCTCGATGACCGCGACGTTCGAGCGCGACTCCGGGTCGAAGCGCATCGACTTCTTGAGCACCGCACCGCCGACGGACGGGTACCAGCGCATCGGCGGCTGCTGCGAGGTCATCGAGTGCCAGACCATGTCGGCGTTGACGACCTGCGGGCTCGCGGGCTTGCCGGGCTCCTTGCGGAACAGCTCGGCCTTCACGAAGGTCTGCTTGCCCGCGACCTTCACGTCCACCGGCCGGCCGATCTCGTAGTCGAGGTAGTTCGGCACGCCGTTGCGCGGGCCGATGATGGTGTGGTGGCCGATGTCGACGTTGCCGTGGCGCAGGTAGTAGTCCGCGGACTCTTCCAGCGCCTTCTGCAGCGTGATCTCCTGCTGGTGGTCGACGCCTTCGTTCGACGCCTCCAGGAAGATGAACCGGCGATCGCCCTCGGCGGACGGGCGCGCCTTCAACATCGCCGGCAGGGCGATGAAATCGGGCAGGTCGGCGAGTTGGTCGGCCTCGGAGCGCATGCCCGAAGGTTGGTGTCACGACTCCTGCGGGGCGAGCAGATCAAGCTGCAGCGGGCGACTCACGGACGCCGGCGCGGGCGGCTTCGGCCGCGCCGCGTCGATGCGCGCACGCGCGATCGCGAGGTACTCCTCCGACAGCTCGCAGCCGATGAACGAGAAGCCCTCCAGCATCGCGGCCTTGCCCGTGCTGCCCGAGCCCATGAACGGGTCGAGGACGACGCCGCCAGGCGGCGTCACGAGGCGGCAGAGGTGGCGCATCAGCTCGGTGGGCTTCACCGTGGGGTGGGTGTTGCCCTCGCCGCGGTCGGACTTGCTCGCCTTGGCGCAGTAGAAGAACCGCGCGGCGCTGCCCTCATCGCCACGCGGCGCCGCCGGCGCGCGGCCGGCGAACTCTCCGAAGGCGTTCGTCGTCTTCTGGCTTGGCTCGTCGCCCGTCACGGCGCCCTGCTGGCCCTTGGCCTGCGGGAACGCCGCGATCACTTCGTCGCTGCCGTCGTGGATGAGGTTGGCGGGCCAGCGGCCGAGCGCTTCTCCCGCGCGCGCTTCCATGTAGCGTTCCGGCGTGGTGCGGTCGACGATGGACGCGCGCTGCGCCCCCGAGCGCTCACCGGCGTCGCGCGGCACGTTCCCCGATTCGCGGGCGCTCGCGCGGCGCGCCTCTGCCGGACTGCCGCCCTCGGTCGGAACGCTGCACGCATCGATGTTGAGTGCGCCCGTGCCCCACCTGAGCACGTTCTCAGCGATCGTCAGCCCCTTTTGCAGCGGCTTGCGAGCCATGCAGATCGGCTCCCATGCGGGCTTGCAGGCAGTGCCCCAGCCGTCCCACTGCTCGGCCAGCTCCTGAGGCATGTCCGCGGCGATGCTGCGCGACTTCGGGAACCCCGAGCCGTAGACCCAGGCGAGCTGGTCGCGCACCTCGAATCCCGCGTCCTCGATCGCGCAGACCATGCGGTGGTAGGTGCGCGTGCCGGAGAAGGCGAGCAGGTGGCCGCCAGGCTTGAGCACACGCAGCGCCGCGCGCCACGTCTCGACCTGGAAGGCAACGTCGCCGCCGTCCCATGTCATGCCCATGAAACCGGTGCCGATGCGGGCTCGTCCGTAGGGGCTGTCGAGGTTGACACTCGCCTCGCCAGTTCCACCCTTTTTGCCGGTCGTCAGGTGGTACGGCGGGTCGGTGACGATCGCGTCGACGGATGCTTCGGGCAGGCTCGCGAGCAGTTCGCGGCAGTCGCCGCGCAGCAGGGTGGTGGTGTTCATGCCACCGAGGCTGCTGTCACGATCAGCGTCGCGGCTGCGCGATCGCGGCCACGTCCAGCCCGCGCATCGCCTCGTTGACGCGCGCCATCCACTCCGCGCGCGGGAACGCGCGGGCGTAGAGGAACGCGACAAGCTCGGCGACGCTGAAGCCGCCGCGCGGCGCGCCGTCGACGAGCGTAGGCTGCTCGCCGTACAGGTGGGTGTAGACCTCGTAGGCGGCCAGCACGACCTCGCGCGGCGCGGCGCCGACGGGGGCGCGCTGGATGGGCACGACGCGGGGGAGGGGCCGGCCCATCACCGCGCCTCGACCGACAGCACCAGACGCCGGCCCAGCGCCGCCAGCGCGTGCTCGATCGTGTCGACCTTCGGCACCGAGTTCGGGCCGATGAGGCGGGTCACCTCCTGGCAGTTGATGCCCATCCGCCGCGCGAGCTCGGCCGGGTGCACCCGCTGCGCGGCCATCTCCTCGCGCAGCAGGCGCTTCGCTGCGGCCGATGGACGTTCGGTGGCGTTCATGGCAGCTCCTAGTCCAGCGGATCGGTGGCCGGCGGCTCGACCGGCGCGGGCACGCGCGGCATCACCGACAGGTCGATCCATCGCGGGTCGCCGAAGCCCTCGAACATCAGCGTCCACGCGATGCGCCCGTGCGGTTTCTCGCGCGGCTCGTGGGGGATCTTCGTATCCGTCACCTGGGCGATGTAGCGCACGACGCCCTCGGCGGGCGCCGCCTGCTCCGTCCACGGGATCATGACCAGGTCGAGATCGCGCGTCGTCGTGCCGTGGAGGACCAGGTTCCAGCCGTAGCTCCACGCGATGCAGCGCGCCTTCGTGAAGAAGCGCGCGTAGTCGGGGTCAGTGATCATGGCTACCGTCCCCGCACCATCGCGGCGACGTGGGGCGGCACCTGTACCCGATAGGGCGAGGGATCGCCCGCGCGCGGCTTGCGGATGACCAGCGGGTTGGACAGCACCTCGTCCATGGACACCGTGATGTCCTCCTCCTGGTAGACCGGGAAGAAGCACGCCATCAGGACGTCGTCGCCGTCGGCGAACTCCACATGGATGCCCATGACGCCGTCGCTGTCGCGGCCCATTGCCGCCTTGATGGCGGCCCTGTCGTTGGCGCCGCTCACCGGGTCACCTCGCCAGGGAACAGGCTGGGCACGCGCGAATCCTCGGCATTCCACACGCGCTTGAACGCCGCGATTTCCTCGGACGACCATGGCGTCGGAATGACCGGTGCAGGACCGGCTCCAGCGAGCGCGAGCGCCTGGCGCAGTCCATCGAGGCCGACGAGGCTGTGCGACCCGTAGAACGTCGGCAGCTGTCGGCCGGCCGCCTCCAGCGCGAGCGATGGCAGCTCGTCGGAGCGGATTTCCTCGCCGGCGACGCCGACCATGCTGGCCAGGAAGTCCAGGCCGGCGCCGATGTCGGGCACCGGGATGAGCATCTCCAGGCGCTCGGCGTGGCGCGCGCGCACGTCCGACAGCTTCTCGTCGTGCACGGCCATCATCAGGTTGCACGAGTAGACGTGCTCGGAGCCATGCTCGCCGACGTAGACGCCCGACCAGCGCGAGCGGTTCCACCAGGACAGGAAGGCGGCGATCGGGCCGCGGCGGCGCACGAAGACGACGCGCATCACGCCAGCGCGGCGCTCACGGATGGGGAAGGGGACGGGAGGCAGGGACATGGTCAGGACTCCTGTGCGCCAAGGGCGGCGCGTGCGTTGATGAGGTCGCCCTTCGATTCGGTGAGGGCGATCAGCTTCGACCCGGCGTCCACGTCGCCACCCTGCGCGGCGGGGCGCAGCGCGTTGGCGCGGACGTCGAGGGAATGGATCTCCGCGTCGATCGCGCGGAGGAGGGCGGCGCGCTCGCGGCGCATCGCGTCGGTGAGGCCAGCACCGCGCGCGGCCAGCTCGCGGGCGTGCGCCAGCGCGGCCGTCGCGGCGCTGCGCGTGGTCACGCAGCGCCCCCGAGGCGGCGGGTGAGCTCGGCGACCTGCGTCTCGGCGCGCATGCGCGCCTGGCGCTCCTGCTCCAGTTCGCCCTGCAGGCGCATGAGCTGGCCGGCCATCTCGTCGTGCGCGCGCTGCAGGCGGTCGTTGTCGGCCCGCAGCCGGTCGACCTCCAGCCGGTAGCGGTCGACGTCGTCGCGCAGCGACTTCGACGCAGCCTCCCACTGCTTGAGCGCGAGCTCCTGGATCTGCGACTCGCGCGTCGCGGCAGCCATGCGCTCGTCGGCGCGGCGCTTGGCGGCCGTCGCGAACGAGCCGACCACCAGGGTTGCGAGAGACACAAACGCCGAAATCAGCGCGGTGCCGAGGCCGGTACCGGCTGCATCGAATAGGGCGTTGTGATCCATGGTTGCCGTCGCGTGTGACATCGTTGGCTCCGTCCCATTAGGTCGTCACGACCAGCGCATACCCCCTCAGGGATGCCCGGCCTGCGCCGCGGCGACCTGTTGCTGCTTCAGGTAGAACGCGAGCCCGCTGTCGTCCAGGCCCTCCAGCGGCGTCGTCACCAGGTCGCGCAGGCCGTACTTCTTGGCCAGGCGGTCGCGCGCGCGGCGCTCGCGCGGGTGATCGGCCACCAGGTCGGTGAGCTCGATCGCGTTCTTCTGCCCGATGCGGTTGATCCGGCCCTGGCGCTGCGCGTGCACCATGGCCGTGTCGGGCGTGTCGTACTGCATCAGCCACTGGCCTGACTGCAGGTTCGCGCCCACGGCGCCCGCGTCCGAGCACAGCACGATGTCGGCCTTGCGCTCGCCCTGCTCCGGGTTGAACGCGCGGATCTTCTCGGCCTTCGAGTCGGACGAGTCGGCGCCCGTGATCGTCACCACGCGGTGGCCCGCGGCTTCCAGGCGCTGGCGCAGCGTATCGACCGCGGCGAGGCTGCGCGCGAAGATCACCCCGGGCTTGCCCTTGCGCGCCTCGACATGCGCGAGCGCCGCGTCGCCCTTGGCGCCGGCCGGGTCGTCGATGATCCGGCGCACCGCGGCCTCGCGCAGCAGCGGCAGGCTGTCGTGCACCTGCTGGATGCCAGCGGCCTCGTCCTGCCCCTCGCCGAACAGGTGCGGCGCCACCGCGCGCGCGGCCGCGGCGTCGTGCTTGCCCTGCATGCGCGCCAGGCGCACCTTCGAGGCGGCCGCGTCGAGCGCCTGGATCGCCTCGTGTTGCTTGGGCGTCAGCGCGACGGCCTGCTCGCCCTTCGTCACCTTCACGTCGGGCGTGAGCGAGGCGCTGTAGACGTGGCGCGCCATCTCGCGCTTCAGCGCCTCGCCGGCGGCCAGCGTGTCGCCGCCGTAGCGCCTCATGAACGCGTCGCGGTCGGCGTAGCGGGCCGGATCCATCTTCGACAGCAGGCTGAAGGCCTCCGACGCGTCGTTCTTCACCGGGTCGCCCGAGGCGTGGACGTAGTAGGGCGCCGCGTCCGTCACCGCGCCCACGACCTGCGACAGGCGGCTGTCCTCCTTGCCCTCGCGGTCGAGGAAGCCGTGCGCCTCGTCTGCGGCGGTGAAGTCGAAGGCGATGCCCTCCTTGGCCAGCACGTCGGCGACGAAGGCCTGGCGCCCGGCGCGCGTCATGCCCGCCAGCTTGTGGGCGATCGCGGCCGGCTCGCCGTGGCCCTGGCCGGCGGCCATGCGCAGCACGTCGTCGCGGAAGCCCTGGTGCGTGACGACCGCGAAGTGCGTGCCCGGATCCTTGTAGGCGGCCAGCCGCTCCTCGTAGCTCGCGCCCGGGTCGGCGTGCCACTTGAACTGCCCCGGCTTCAGGAAGCGCAGCGCCTCGCCGGCGAACTGGCCCTGGACGATGCTCGGGACGGCGAACAAGCCTTTCTTGACCTGCCCCGTCGCGTGCAGGTGCGCGAACGAGCCCAGCATGATCCCGGTCTTGCCCGAGCCCACGCCCAGCCCGAGCACGCTGCGGCGGTTCGCGAGGACGTGCTTGATCGCGCGCTGGCGCACCGCACCGTCAGGCCCGCTCATGCTCGCGTGGAACAGCTTCACCGGCTTGCCGGGCTCGAAGTTCTGGCCGACGAGCGCGATGGTGCTGGCCAGCTTCGCCTCGGCGGCGTGGCCGAGGGTGTGGCGCTCGTCGGCGCCCAGCGGCTTCGCGGCGGCCTCCTCTGGCGCGGCCGACCAGAAGCCGGCCTGCGACTGCTCGAACGCCGCCTTCTGCTCCGCGGCGCTCTCCAGCTTGTCGGCGACGCTGCCCGCGGCGTACTTGCCGCCGGCGCGCTCGCGCAGGCTGTCGATGAGGGCGGCCTGCTGCTTGGCGCGGGCCTCGCGCGCGGCCGGGTCGACCGCCGACAGGTGCGCGAGGTTGTGCTGCACCACCGCGCGGCCCACCGCCAGCGCGCCCGGCCGGGCCGTGTTGTAGGCGTCGGCGAAGTGCTTGGCCACCTGCGATCGCACGAGGTCGGACACCGCGGCGTAGGCCTTGCCCGGGCTGCCCATGGCCTTGACGTAGTCCGGCCACGTCGTCGCGCCGGCCTTCGCCTTCTTCGCGAGCTCGGCGCCGGCACTCGCCCAGGCGTGCCAGTCCGGGTTCGGCGCGGGCTGGCCGAAGAGATCCTCGACCGTGCGCGCCGGCTCGTCCTTCTGGTGCTGCTCGTATTGCGCGCGCGCGGCCGCGGCCTCGGGCGTCTCCTTGGCGACGTTGCGCGCGAACCAGCCGCGCAGGCCGGCCTGATCCTGCGGCGTCAGGTCGCCCACCGCCTTGTACGCCGCGACGCCCTCGGGCACCTTGGCCAGCGCCCGGTGCACCGCGTCCTGGCCGACGTCGTCCGCCTCGAAGGTCTGGCGGTGCAGTGGCAGGCGCGTGCCGCCCAGGCCGGCCACGTACTCATCGGCCATCGCCTCGAACGCCGGCGCGAGCTGCTCGGCCCGCTGCAGGCGCTTGCCGTCGATCTTGTTCGGCGCGACGGCGTCCAGCGCGGCCCGGTATTCCTTCGTCCGGCTCGCCCCCGCCTTGGCGTAGAACGCCGCGGACTGGATGTCGGCCACGATGTCGCCCGGGCTCGCGCCGTCGGCCGTGCGCGCGCCCACGTACTGGCGCAGCGCCTGCGTCAGGTCGGCCGTCGGGCCCGGCTCGAACTCCACCGCCAGGCTCGGCGCGGCGCCCGGCAGCGTCCCCAGCGCCAGGTCGGGCCTGTTCGCGAAGCCCTGCGGCAGCCAGCCGTCCTCGTCGTACTTGCCCTGCGCGAGCGCGACGTTGTGCGCCACCCGCTCCAGGTTGTCGCGGTCGACCGGCGCGGCCAGCTTGTCCATCCCGGAGGCGTGGACGGTGAGCAGCACCGACGGGCCCACCCGCTCCAGCCGGTAGTCGCCCTTCGCGAGCCCGAGCGCGTAGACCTGCTTGACGGCCTGGTCGAGCGGCGTCGCGCCCAGGCTGACGTGCAGCTCCTTGGCCGGCGGCGCGCCGAGCGCGGCCACGAGCGCGGCGTTCGCCTCGAACTCGCCCAGCGTCCGCCCGAGCGCCACGTTGGCGTCCGACAGCGCCTGCGCTCGCGCCAGGTGCGCCGCCGCCGCGCTGGTGAGGCCCTCGGCACCCACCGCGTCGCCCAGCGGCTTCTCGGCCAGGGCCTGCGCCTCCGCGACCTGCTTGAGCACCGCCTCCGCCCGCTCGACGTGCGTGCCAGTGTGGAAGGCCTCCACCGCGGCGCGCGCCCGCTCGTACTCCTCCGGCACCAGGTCGGCCCGCAGCCGGCGCGCCAGGAGCTGCGCCGATGCGCCCGCGCCCAGCACGTCCACCACCGCTCGGTCGAGCGCGCCCGCGCCCGTCAGCGTCAGCGCCGCGGCGTGCAGCGCGCCGGCGGTCCCGTCCGCGACATGCGGCGTCAGCTGCTCGGAGGCCTTGGCGGCCGCCGCCAGCAGCGTGCGCGTGCTCAGGGTCGCCAGCTCGGCCTTCACCGCCTTGGCGATGTCCTCCTGCGAGGGCTGCGAGACGGCCAGGACGTAGCCCTTGCCCTCCGGCTGCGCCTGGGCCTGCGCCGCGCGCCCGGCTGCCCGCGCGTTGGCGCGCAGCAGCTGCAGCTTCTTGCGCGCGGCCAGCAGCGCCATCGCCTTCTGCGCCGCCAGGATCGACGGCTGGAGGTCAGCCGTGGGCGCGAGCTGCGCCTGCTCGTCGGCGATCGCTTGTGGAATGTTCGGCTCCTGGGCCGTTTCGGCGTCAGCTTCTCCGGTCTGGTGCGCCGAATCCGCGGTTTTGCCGGACTCGGTCTCTACAGCACCAGCAGGACCACCGGATTTCTCACTATTGGCGCCGCCCTTGATGTCCTGGACGTCCGCGGCCAGCTGCTGCTCGGTGAGGCCGGCCTTCCTGGCCATCGCGCCGTAGCTCGCGCGGATCCCGCTCTTGACGATGGGCCGGGCCGGGCACAGGTCGACCACCGAGACCGCGTCGGGCGACACCACCGGCACCCCCTTGCCCAGCGCCGCGGCACGCAGGCTGGCGTCCTCCACGATGGCCTTGCGCTGCAGGTCGACCGCGGCAATCGCCTTGCGCAGGGCTTGCGCATGCTGATTTGCCGACTTTCCGCGCAAGTTTTCCCCCCCTGTGGTAGAGCCGGCGGTGCTTTCTGCTTTTTCCGTCGGCCACCCCATGGCGGCGCTAACCTGTTGAATGAACTCGACTTCTGCCTGCCTGACCTGCTGGCGCGCCTGCTCGGCGGCTTGCTTTTTTTGCTCGGACAGGCCGGATGCCTTGTCGAGAGCCCGTTTGGCGTCCCGATTGGCCTTGTCGGCGGCCAATTTCTCGCGCGCGGCTTGCGCGTAGTCGGCCGGCGACTTGACACCGCGCAGACGCAAGTAGTTGAGGCTGCCGCCGGCGCCGCCGATGACGTGGAAGATGCCCGAGCCGGGCTTCTGCTCCTGGATGAGGAGGGGCTGCCCCTTGGTGCCCGGGCCGTGCGGGTGCACCGTGACCCAGCGCGCGCCCTCGGGCAGGCTCTCGGCCTTGAGCAGGGGCGGGGAGGGGAGGATCCGCCGCACCGCGCCCATCCCGAGGCGGTGCACGCCGATCCTGGCGTGGCGCACGCGCACGGCGGTCTCGCCGATGTGCTCCACGTCCAGGGTGATCGCGTCCATCGGGCCATCGTGGCGTCACGACGGCGGGGCGCGGCCTGGATCAGCGCGTGCCCGGCTCCTTCACGTAGGCGATGACCACCGACAGGCTGGTGAAAATGAACGGTGAGATGCCAGGCGCGGCGCGCGCAAGCTCCGCCCTGGCGCGCCGGATGGCCTCGCTCACGACCTGCTGCTCCTCGTCGTCATCGACGTCGTGCATGTCCTGCATCGCCACCACGGCCAGGCTGTACAGGCGGGCGGCGCGGCGGGTCTGGGCCGGCGTCAGGCCTTCGGCCATTCCAGCCCCCACGCCTTGCACACGGCCTCGATGCGCTCGCCGCCGCGGATCACGAGGGTGTGCAGGTCGGCCTTCCCCCAGCGCAGCGCGTCCAGGCAGGCGAGCATGTCGTCGGAAATCTCGACGTCGACCGTGCGGAGGTCGTAGGGGTCGAGCGGGAAGGCGCTGCCGTTGTAGCAGCCGGCCAGGAAGCGGGCCACCCGGGCGATCTGGCCGCTGTCGCGCGTCTCGGCGAGGTGCAGCAGGCGGGAGAAGGCGGGGAGGGCCGCGGCGTGCGCCTTCTCGGCGCGGGCGCGCCAGTCGGCCTGCTGGCGCTCGAATTCGGCGAAGGCAGCGCTCCTGTCGAGTGCTTGCGTCATGTCGGTCATCCCTTCGTCTGGGGATCGCGCGCGCGGTCGACGGCGCGCTCCAGCCACGCGGTGCCCAGGCGCTTGAGCTTCGACCAGCGGGCGTCGTTCAGCCGGACGCTGCGAGGCTTGGTAGTGTCGTCGGGCGCCAGGCGCGGGCGGCCGCGGGCGCCGGGCCGGCGCTCGGGGGTGTCAGCCATGGCGGGCCCCCTTCGCCTCGGTAACAACGTGCTCCACCGCGCCGACGATGGCCTCGATGCCCGCCTCGTAGGCCGCCTGAAGTGCGTTCGCGAGGTCGCGTTCGCTCATGTGCAGCTCGACGCGGCCGCCCCCGACTGAGGCGAACATCTTCGCGGCCAGCCGCTGGCCGAAGGTCATCGCCGGCGCGTTCTTCGCATCAGCCATGGGCGGCTCCCGTGGCCTTGGCGACCGAACCGACCGGGTTCACGTACTGGATCGCGCCCCCGAAGTAGCCGCCAGTGAGCTGGACGCAGCGGATGTAGCGGCTCTGCCTCCAGCAGGAGCTCGTGTCGCGATCGAATCCCTCGGTGACGCGGTATTCGATGCCGTCACGCACCAGAACGTCGCCAGCCGTCAGCTCATGGCAGTCGACGCCATAATCGCGCTGAGCGGGATGCGTGTGCTTCGCGTCAGCCATGGCGCGGTGCCCCGATGCGGGTGTGCTTGATGGCCGACTTGGCGTCCCAGCGGTTGAACGTGCGCAGGTCGGCACGGTGCTCCAGCGGGTCGCACTGCCAGGCGAGATCGCGCAGCGCTTGCAACTCGGCGCGGCAGTTCGTCTTCAGGTCCTCCGAGAACTGCATCGGGCCGCCGCGGCAGGCGTTCCGGTACTCGGCGTATTGCGTGCGGTTCATCACGATTAGACCTCCACCGGCGCCAAGCACTCGACGAAGCCGACGTGCACGCCCTGCGATGTCACGGCGTCGATGTACTCCCGATCCTGGCCGTCGACCAGCGACCCGACGACCTCCGAGCCGTTCACGTCCACCCGGTAGACGTGGTAGCCCGTGACCTGGCCGGACGGGCGCGCGTGGTGCACGGCGTACTCGCGCGCGGGCGCGCCGATGTTCGCGTCCGTGGCGCGCGCGGCCTCGATGAGCGCCTCGCTGGCGTTGGCCAGCGACGTCGTGAAGTCGCCGAAGGCGTAGCCGCTGTCGTCGTCGATCAGGATGAATCGGGCCATGTGTGCGTCTCCTTTTGCTGGAGCGGCGACGCGCCGTCCATGGCCTTAAATGTATTACAGCGCGGCCACTTCCGCAAGCCTTTTCTGTACTACAACCCGACCCAGCGAAGGCGCAGCTCGTCGGCGGCGCTCACCGGATGACCTCGTGGAACAGCTCGGCGGGCGGGATGGACACCTGCCGGAGGATTCGCTGCGCCTCCGCCGGGCTGGGCGACTCCTCGAACCAGGCCCGCGGCGGCAGCACGACCCGGCGAGCGATCTGCATGCCCAGGTGCACGTCCTGGGGCCACGGGCGCAGGATGACCAGAGCAGGGTGGAGCTGGTGCTCGCGGTAGATGCGCTCGGCCTCGGCGTTGATGCGGGCGAGCATGGCCGCGGTGTCGTTCGGGTGCTGGTCGGGCGTCATGCGAGGGGCTCCAGACGCTCTCGGCCGATCGACCATGGGCGACGTGCGCGCGGCGTCTCGACCGTGGGGCTCGACGAGAGCACGACTTCGTAGCTAGGGTGCCTGAGCTGCAGCGCATGCCGGCCGGCGGCCGCCACGAGCCGGCGCAGCGTGACGGCGTGGGCGGCCCGGCGACGCTGGCGCATGTTCATGGCCGGTCCTCTGCGTCGAGAACTTCGGCCACCGCGGCGCGCTGGATCTCCGCGACCTTGGCGCGCAGCGAGCCCAGGCCGCCCACGTAGCCGCTGACGGTCGAGACCGCGCAGCCGGCGCGCGCGGCGACGTTTTCCAGGCGGTATCCGCGTGGCCCGCGCTCGGCCGCCAGCTCGCAGGCGATGCCCAGCAGCTGGGCGCGGCGGTTCTTCACCTTGGGGGCGCGGTAGGGGCGGATCACAGGCAGAACCTCAGCAGCAGCACGGCGATGAGACATCCGCTGCCGCTGCCGAAGAGGGCAGGGTGCAGCACGAACATGGCCAGGTCGAAGGCGCGCTCCAGGCGCGGCCGGCGCGCGAGGGCGGCATCGAGCAACCGCCAGCGCGAGAGGATCAGCAGCCAGAGCCCCAGCGCGTTGAGCAGCATGCCGACGCCAACCAGGTGGGAGAGGTAGACGTTGAAGTCCGACGGGGCGGTCACGGTCATGTCGTCCTCCGAGCACCCGCGATCGCCGCGTCCGCGATCCCTTTGGCCTTCATGTAGTCCATAGCCGCGCCGCCGCCCAAGAAGAAGTCCCAGAATTCCGGGGATCCCTCCTTGTAGCCGCCGAAGCCGAACGGCACCCTGTCCAGACGTGCGCGCAGGTACATGCGAGCGCCCTCCTTGAAGGCTGCCGTCGCATTCGGTCTTTCTGAATCGGCGCCGAACATCTCTTCGAGCGCCTTGTCGACCTCGGTCATGGACGCTCCTCCGGGCCCAGCAGCACGCCGGCCGCCTGGAAGCCGGGCAGCAGGCGACCGAACATGACGGATGCCGCTGACGCCGCCTCGATGCGCGCGTTCACGCCGTCCGCGGTGCAGCCGGCCTCGTACTCGGCGAAGAGGTGCGCGGTGCGCCTCTCCATCTCGGCGATGCGGGCCGCGCCCTCGGCGGCGAGGCGGCGGCGCATGGCGTCGATCTCGACGCTGTCCCAGCTCGCCGTGAACCCGTTCGGCGTGCGGTATTCCTCGTAGTTGGGCATGATCCTGGACAGCCTCACCATCTCGATGACCTCGATCGGCACCTGGCGACCGCCGGGAGCGCAGCCGGTATTCATCACGAGGCATGAACCATCCTGCCGCCAATTCAGAAGGCACCAGGCCGCGTCCATGGTGCGATCGCCGTGCTCGAAGGCGAGCGTGAAGGTCGGCCGGCTCACGTCAGCCTCCACTCGTTGCGCGGCATGCTCCAGACGTACTCGCGCGCGTAGAGGTCGACGCGCTCCAGCGGCAGCGGAGCGATCACCTCGACCTGGCACAGGTCGCGCGGCATGGCGCCGCTCACCAGGAAATCCTCCATGACAGCCTCGCGGCGCTTCATCTCCGCGTCGCAGGCCTGCCTGAGCCTTTCAAGGAAGTGATCCCGGAGCCGCTCCTGGCGGGGCGAGTCCGGGAGGCTGAAGACGACAGGCAGCGTCATGCGCGCGCGCCCGCCCTGGCGTAGTAGCGCTGGGCGTGCAGCGCGCGCGCGAGCTCGCACTGCATCAGGTCTTGCCGCTGCTCCGCCGTGAACAGGATCGGCGTGTACGTGAACGACTTCAGGAACAGGGGTCGCAGGTTCGGGCGATCGGGCGACGGCTGCACCTCCAGCGTGACGTGCGTCTCGTGGTCGAAGCCCGCGCGCTCGATGGCCGTGACGCGCGCCTTGCGCACCGACTGCGGCGTCGAGCAGATGATGCGCGTCGACCAGCCCGGGAACATGCGCTCGACGAACGAAGGGCGCATGACCGGCATCGGCACGACGTCCGACCAGGAGTGATCCGGGAAGAGGGCGGCGTCGTCGCCGGTCAGGGTGAACTCGTGCGTCTTCATGCGTCATTGCTCCGACAGGCCGGCGAACGCCGCGCTCGGGCTCGCGGCGACGTTCTCCGTCACGCGGCGCCCATGCGCCACCGTGGCGAGCCACCGGCCATTCACCATCATCAGGTGCGGCCGCGCCCGCGGGATCCAGGTGCCGAACGCAGTGCGGTACGGCGAGATCGTCGGGGGCGTGATGGTGGCGCGGGACATGGCCGAATTCTACCTCTGCGGTAAAGCTGGGGCAACAGATTTTAGGCGCTTTCCCGGAATGCGCCAGCGGCCGCCTGCGCCTCGCGCCAGCGCCGCGCGCGCTCCTCACACCTGGCCAGCAACTCCGCAGCCGGCGTCACGTCGATGGACTGGAGGACGCAGATCGCCTCGCGCGGCGCGTCCCCGATGTACCAGCCACCGATGCCAGCCGCCTCCAGCTCGTCCACGCGGGCCTTGAGCGCTGCGATGCAATCGTCAATGGCCTTCTGAGTGGCGCTCATGGCAGGTCGACCTCCTCGCCCAGCTTCGCGATGACGTGTGACCGCATGGCCGCGATGAGCGCCGTCGGCCCCTCGGCCCTGTCATCGACCCGCGCGCTGTCATCGACATCGACCATCAGCGTCGCTCCTTCATCGTCGAACGATACCGTCTGAACGTCGTCCAGATTCCTGCCGGCAACCCAGAGGTGCGACTCGGTGTGGAAGTAGACCGAGATCAGCTCGCGCGCGATGATGGGGCCGCCCAGCTCCCACTTCCCGCTGTAGTGCAGCCAGAAGCCGCCCTTCTCGGTGCCATCGAAGGACTCGTACAGCCGCAGGCAGCGATCCTCGTCGACGAGCACCCGGTCAAGGGTGCCGTCCTCGTGGTGCATCGTGATGCGCTCGTGCAGCACCTTCGCGCGCTCGCCTTCGATCATGGCGACGGCCATGTCCAGCAGCGCGCCGGTCAGGTCGGCGACCTTGTGGCGGGTCACAGCCCACCCCGCCCATCGAGCGCCAGCGACGAGCTGCCGCAGCTCGCGCAGCGCCAGGGGAAGGCGAGGGCGGGCGCCGGCGTCGGCTCGCCGACATGGCTGCAGGCCATGCAATGCACGCGCGGCGCGGGCGTGAAGCCCTTGCGCAGGTCGCCGTCGCCCGGCGTGTCGGCGCTCCAGTTGCGGCCCGGGCCGCCGGTTTGGTCCTGCTTCATGCTGCTCCTCGGAGGGATTGGAGCGCGGCGCCCATGCGCTCGCGCAGGGAAGGGCGCGCGGCCGCGGCGCGGCGCTCGGCGGCCTGGCGCGCCAGCGTCTCCAGGCGCAGCATCTCGCCGCAGGTGTCGAGCGCGCGCTCCGCAGCGTCGCGGTCGGCGCGCACGTCGGCAAGGACGATGTCCTGCAGGCGCGCCTGCGCTTCGAGGTCGTCGATGTAGGCGTTCAGGCGCTGGATCTCGGCCCGGCACCAGTCGGCCTCGCGGCGCGCGGCGCTCTGCTTCTGGGACATCTTGGCCAGCTGTCGCTCGGTCACCTCGCACTTGGCGCGCAGGCGATCGATCGACGGCTGGTAGTCGCGCTGGCGGGCCATGGCGCGGCCAGGTCAGGCCTGCGGATCGGTACCGGCTCGGCCGGACTCGTGCGCGAGCTTGTCGCGCAGGCGGAAGGCCAGCAGCGGCCAGAGCTGAGCGATGGCGTCGGCGCGCGCGATGCGCTTGCCGATCTCGGCGTCGAAGTTCTCCGGGCTGGTGCATGCGGACTTGCCAGTGACGGGGAAGCCGTTGCGCAGGACGAGGACGCAGAAGGTCAGCAGTCCGAGCTGCTGCGGGGCGTCGGCCCAACCGCCCTCGTGATCGCCCTTGTCGTGCGCGCCGTTGTAGCCGTCGGCGGCGGTGAAGTAGTGCTCGCTGGCGATCTCGGCCTCGATGTCCGCCGGCGTCACGCGCGGGCCGCGGTTCGGCAGCTCGGCGTCCGCCGGCGGCGTCTTCACGCCGCAGCGGTCGTTGTCGGTACCGGCGAGGCCCTGCTCACGCAGGTGGGCGATGACCACGTCCTCCGCGGCGCGGATCTTGGCGGTCTGGATGCGGTGGAGCAGATCGGAACTCATGTGTGTCCTCAGTTCGTTGATGCCGGTGACCGTGTCCGGCGTCGGCGTTCCTGCTACGGCCGGTTCCCCGGCCACCGCCCCGACGGCTTCCCTTCGCGCGAGCGCGCTTCACTTGACGAGCGAGGGGCCGGCGCTGATCTCCGGCTTGCGGTCGGGACTCGAACCCGTCGCGCGCTCTTTCGCCTACCAAGCTCCGCGCGAGCTTCGACATCGGTGCCCCTAGTCGCCTGCCCGCCGCGCATCAGCACTGCGCATTCCCTCTGTTCAGCGGGCCGGGCTCGATACCGGCTGCGCGGAGCGGCTTTGCTGGCCACCTTGGATCGCCTTCACGGGTGCGCACCCGATCCAGTCGCCGCGCTTCGTCTGCCAAGCCTGTCCTTCCAGGCGGCCGCTGAACAGAGGGAACCTCCCTCGCGGATGGAGAGGGCGGAATTGAACCGCGCACCGTGGCGAACCAGGCGAGCCAACCAGGCGTTCTCTCCATTCGCGAGGGCCGGCCGAAGCCGGTCTCTACGCCAGGCCGTTGATGACCTGGATCGCCCCATGTGCCTTGGGCCTTAGCGGCGTGCTCGCAGCCCCTTCACGGGACAAGTCCGCACCATTCGAGGCTCGTGCCCTCAGACCAGCGCCCGGGATCGCGGCCCCGGCTCGTGTTTCACAGCCGGCCGGCGCCGACCTTCCGCTGCGACGCACGCTATGGCTCTTGCGCGCTGGTCTGAGGGTCGAGGGGCACGCTCGCATATGGCAGCGTCCACAAAGGGAAACAGGATCGAGCATTCACAAACTACCGCGGCGCCAACCCGCGGTTCGCACCCCTCGCCAATGCGTCGATCAACGGCGCATTGGCGAAGTCCCGCCGGCGAAATACGAGCGCCGGTCGGCCTCGCCCGCGCGCCACGAGGACGCGCGAAGCCACGGTCAGGTGTTCAGGAGAAGTGCGGCAGCAGGCCGCGGAAGAACTCGCGCACCTTGGCGAGCGGCGCATCGACGAACTCGGCCAGCGCCTGGTGCTCCAGCTTCGTACGCAGCGCGGCGATGTGCGCGCGCGCCTCGGTCGTGTACTTCTCGATGCTGGCTTCCACGCGCGCGATGTCGGCCTCGACGGCCTGGCGCAGGGTCATCTCGACCGGTTCATCGGCCGGCTTGCTGGCGGGGGCGATGGAATTCGCCACGGGGGTGTCGTCGTGAGTTTCGTCGGCCATGTTCATTCCTTCGATGTTTCGTTTCTGGTAACGAATTCAGTGTACACGAGTTTTCCTTCTCGCGTCACTTTTTTCAACGTCTCTTGAGCGTGTTGCGCGACTCCAGTTTTCGCTTCGGCCACGCGCTTCGCGGCATGGGCATGCGGGCCGCGCGCGGCGGCAGCTTGACGGCCCGGAAGGCGGCGACGGTGAGCCTCGCGGCTGCCATCGCCTCCTCGTCCTCGGGCCCAGCGACCAGCACGACGACCGCCTTCCCGCGGACGCGCGCGGTGGCGCTGACCCTGCGGTCGACCTGTGCTGCCTCCCAGCTCTCGACCTCGGCGCGCGCCACGCCCACCAGCGCCCATGTCTCTTCGACCAGCGCCTGCTCGGTCACGCCGTAGGTGCGCACGAAGGCCTTGGTGCCCAAGCCGTGGATGCCGGCGTCGCCGCGGTGATGCTCCCGGCAGAGCGGCATCGTGCGCCAGTCGCTCGCGCGGCGGCCGCCGCCGGTGCCGGCCCGCTGGTGGTGCACCTCGACGGCTGGCGATGGCAGCGCCAGGCGCACGCAGATCCGGCAGGCCAGCTGCGCCACGCGGCCCATGTAGGCGGCGCCGTTCACTTCCGCTTCCTCGGGAACTTGGCGCGCGCGCGCTCGGCCTTGAACTGCGCGCGATAGCCGCCTTTCCCGGTCTCGACCGTTCGCTTCTCGTTGAAGTCGGACGCGAC